ATCGATCCAGAATTCCTCGCGAAGGACACGCTGCGCCGGCTGGACGATCGCCTCGATCTGACCGAGGCGTTCAAGAGCTCGCTGCCGAGCATCGTGGCGATGAACGGCGCGGCATCCGCCGGCCCGACCATGCCGGGCGCCGGCGCAGGCCCCGGCGCCGCGATGGGACCGCAGGGCGCCGTGAATGCGCCGGACGGCGGCGCGGGCGCAGCGCCACCTCCGAGCGCTCCAGACGCGCAGACCGCCATGGCCGGCGCGCCGCCTGGCCGGCCGCACCCGATGCCGGGGCAACCGCCGCCGGGCATGCCGTGACAACGAACCGGATTTGATCTAAACATCAACATGTAGTGCCCAACGGCACTGGGAGATCAACATGGCGGATGACGACAAGGCTCTACCCACCGCGGTAGACCAGTCTGTCAGCAACGCACCTTCGCCAGGTGCACCGGATACCGGCGATATCGGCGGCAGTCTGCTTGACGCCGTCCAGCGTGCAGTCCCCGAACTGCGCCAGGACGACGACTACACAGACGCCGACGGTTCGAGAGGGGAGTCGCCAACCCGCGTCGCAAGGAAACCCGATCGCGATAGCGAACCCGAGTTGCCGGAAGAAGCGACACCTGAAGAAATAGCCAGACTTTCCAAGACCGCGCAGCGCAGGATCAAGAAGCTCAACGCGCAACGCTCCAAGCTGTGGAGCGAAGTGCAGAGGCTGAAGGCCCTCGAATCGCACGCGGACGCAGCCCTCAAGGTGACCGACTACCTGCGCCGGAACGACATCGGCCAGGACGATTTCCTGATGGGTCTTGAGCTGATGGCGGCGATGCGCCGCGGGGACTTCGCGAAGTTTTATGCGGGCGTCCAGCCCTACATAAAATTATGCGAGGAGTACCTCGGCTACTCGCTGCCGCCTGACCTGCAACAGCAGGTCCAGGCTGGTCATATGACGACGCAAGCCGCGGCCATGTACTCTCGCGAGCGCATGGACAAGGCGATGGCGCAAACCAACGCAGTCCGCCAGACGGCAGCGTTGCAGCAGCACCAGCAGTCGGCACTCGACCAACAGGAGCAGCTGCGTAAGGAGATACTGGCTAATCAGGTGACAGCGGCCGTCAATAACTGGGAATTGCAGATCGTGCGTTCGGACCCTGCCTATGCGTCGAAGAAAAACGCTGTTCAGACTACGATGCTTGCCCTGGTGCAAAGTGGTGGTCCGCCACGCTCGCCCGAACACGGTGTTCAAATCGCCCAAGAGGCGTATCGCCGTGCCAACGAGCAATACAAAGCGTGGACTAGCCAACAGCGCAGGCCGACATCGCGGGTTCCGAGCAGCACAGGTCGAACCGCGGGTGTGGCGCCCGAGCCGACGTCGCTGCTGGAAGCAGTCCGATTCGCGCGAGAAACTGCGCCGCGCCCCTAATTTAAGGGGTTGCTGCTATGCCTACCTATCCCGCGCCACTGCTGGCGCACATCACCACGGCCGCACTCGACTACTGGATGAATAAAGGCACGGCTTTCCAGGAAGCAATCCAGGAAAAGCCGCTTCTCGCCGCAATGGAGTCCAAGAAGAAAACCTTCCCAGGCGGCAAGGGCAATATCATCATCTCGGTCAAGGGCGACTACGGTAACACCGCGGCGCCGGGCACTGACGATCAGGTCAAGGGCTACTGGCTCGATGATTCTGTCACCTATTATACCCCGGCCAACCTGACCCAGGCGATCTTCCCCTGGAAGGAACACCACATCGGAATCATGATGACGCACTCGGAGCTGAAGTCCGATGGCATCAGCGTGTCCGACTCCGGCAACATGGACGACGTCAACGAACACTCCGGCCGCGACGACACCGTCCTGGTCGGACTGTTGCAGGACGCGCTCCAGGACGTCAGCGAGCAGTACGCCAAGGGCATGAATAATTTGCTCTGGACGAACGGCGCGGCTGACGCCAAGGCGCTCGCCGGCATGGCGGCCCTGATCACTGACGATCCGACGTCAGGCATCGTGGCCGGCATCAACCGCGCGCAGAAGCCGTGGTGGAGAAACCGCTCATGGACGACAGCCATGGGCACGATCGTCACCGGCACGCCAGCACTCGGCGCCTGGGGCGGCGGTCCGATCACCTCGGCCACCACCAACGGCGGCGCGCTGATTGCCAAGCTGCAAAGCGAATACCGGCAGCTGACGAGGTACGGTGCCAAGCCGAACACCGGGTTCTGCGGATCCGACTTCCTCTCTGCCCTGGAGACGGAGCTTCGCGCCAACGGCAACTACAGCCAGCAGGGCTTCTCCGGCGGCAAGGATGTCTCGGTCGGTCAGATCTCCTACATGGGGACTGATTTCGAGTACGATCCCACGCTCGACGCGCTCGGCAAGTCCAAGCGTTGCTACTGGTATGACAGCCGCGACATCTACCTGGTCGCCATGCAGGACGAATGGCGGCACCAGCATTCACCCGATCGCGCACCCGACAAGTACGTGATCTACCGTTCCATCACTTCGACCGGGCAACTCTGTGCGCGGCGCCTTAACGGCGCTGTCGTTATGGACATTGCCTGATCGCAGCAGGCCGGGGCGTGCGTGAATTCGCGTTCCCTCGCGTCCCGGCCGATTCATAGGGAGCTTCCATGGCGAAGCAAATCCAGTACTGCACCTGCAAGGTCAACTTGGCTGGTCAGAACTGCCACACCGTGATCTATGGCCAGTTCAATTCGGTGACCTGGCCGGAGATCCAGGTGTTGCAGGCCGTGCACGGCGACGAGAACGTCATGGACATCATGCCGTGCGGCGTCGGCGAGGTGTGGCCGACCGAAGAGAAGAACCGGCTGATCGGCATCTACGGATTCAAGGTCGTCGAAGCGTGCTTCCCCGGCCGTGCGTTCCGTATGGAATACATGATGACCGACAACGTCGACCTGCCGCGCTACGAAGACGGCAAGCCGTCGACCGTGGTTGCGCCGCCAGGCAACGGCGACGACGACGAGGACGATGGCGAGGACGAAGTCGCCAAGGCGTTGGCCAGTACGGAGCCGGTGTTCAAGCCGTCGCCGCGCGGCCGCCGCACACCGCCACCGCCGGAGCATAAGGACGCGGGCTAGTGCCGCTTGGGGTTACGCTTCTTGAGCTGCGCCGCGAGCTGCGGGCAGAGACTGGAACGTCGCTCAACCCCAACCAGGGTGTGCAGGCGCAGGAGACGCTCGACATCCTCATAGCGCGGCAGCAGCGCGAGCTGTGGGACGCCTACAATTGGCAGCACCTGAAGATCTGGGTGGACATGCCGCTGACCGGCGGCCAGGCGGTCTACACCTACCCCAAGGAGATGGCGTTCGATCAGATCACGCGGGTCTACATCTCGCAGGTGACCCGCGACGATCCGGTGGATCCCGACAAGATCACGGCGGCGGGCGCTTGGTCGATGCTGGCCTACGGCGTCAAGGCGCACATGATCCAGCTCGGCCCGGCCAGCTTCGGGACGCCGATACGCTGGGGCAACATCGCCTCGGTCAACACCGCGGGGGCTGCGCCGGTCACCAATCCGGTCGGCCAATTCCGATTGCTGCCGGCGCCGGAGGACACGTCCCTAACCAACCCGAAGCTCGGCTACATCATCCGGTTCGAGGGCCAGGCGCCGCTGTCGCCGCTGGTCGCCGGCACCGACACCTGCATCCTGGACTCAAAGGCGATCGTGCTGTTCGCCGCGGCTGAGATACTGGCGACGCAGAAGTCGGAAGTCGCGCCGATGAAGCTGACCAAGGCACAGAACTACCTGCGGCGACTGTTGGCCGACCAGGGCGCGGACAAGCGGCAGAACTACAACATGGGCGGCAACCAGCGCGGCGGCATCGACCCCGACAAGGTGGCGCGCGGCGTTCCCTACCTCGACTACATTCCTGCATGATGGAGGGTGTAGTTGCCGTACTTCACCATCACCGACTTCGCTGCCGGACTGGATCTACGCAGGTCTGAGCTGACCGCGCCGGCCGGCACGCTACGCAGCATGGTGAATTGCCATGTGACGCCTGGCGGCGAGATCGAAAAGCGCATGGCCTTCGTGCCGTTCTGGGAGTGTGATCCTTCCAGCAAAGGCCTCGTCGAGGTCAACCAGAAGCTCTACACGTTCGGCCCCAACGGTCCCTACAAGGTCGAGCCGCCGTCCGGCACCTGGTCGGTCGGCGTGCTGGGGCAAGCCACCACCGAAATATTCGAGATCATCGACTACGATCTGTTCGACAACAAAGTGTTCGTGATCCTGTGGAAGGACGACGTCGGCACGGTCGGCCGCTACTACGACGGCGACGATCAACTGCTGGCGAGAGGCTTCTACTGCCGCACCTACAAGAACAAGATGTACACGGTGGAAGGATCCATTCTCTACTTTTCCGCGATCGGCAACGCCGGCGACTGGTCCGGCCTGGCGCCGCCGGATCCCACCAACTTCATCGACCTGTCGATGGGCGACAGCGACATGACCGACAGCGTGGCGCTGGAAGTCTACTACGACAAGCTGGCGATCTTCAGCTCGACCGCGGTGCAGCTGTGGATCATGGATCCTGACTTCACCAAGAACCAGTACGTGCAGACCCTGCGCCAGGCCGGCACCACCGCCTGGCGCAGCGTGTTGCAGTACGGCTCCGGCGACGTGATGTACATGTCGCAGTCAGGTGTCAGATCGCTTCGCGCGCGAAACTCCAGCCTGGCCGCCGCCGTGTCCGACATCGGCTCGCCGCTCGATCCGGTGTTGCAGGATCTATTCCGCACCATGGGCCGGGACTGGATGAGCGGCGTGATCGCGCTGTTGCAGCCGGTGACCGGCCGGTTCTGGGTCATCATGTCTGGATCGAAGTCCACGCCGGAATCGCCGTTGACCTCCAAAATTTTTTTACTGTCGGCGTTTCCGGGTCCGAAGATCACGGCCTGGTCGGAGTACGACGCGGGCTTTGTCATCACTGCCGCGTGCATCCACAACGATCATGTCGTTGTTCGCGACAACAACAACACGATCTATGCCTACGGCGGGACATCCGACGAAGGCCCCACCTACGATGACTGCCCGGTCGAGCTGATCTTTCCGTTCCACGCCGGCGAGCAGGTCGCCACCTTCAAGACCTTCACCGGCCTCGATGCCACCTGCGCCGGCATCCCATGGCAAGTGTCGACCGCGTTCAACATCGAGGATCCCGACGCCGAAGACCACGTCGGCGAGTTCTACGGCCCTACGTTCCTGCAAGGCAAAATTTCAATCCACGGGCACTCCACGCATATGTCGCTGCGGCTGCGCTCGAATGAGGTCGGACCCCAGACATTGTCCAACATGGTGGTGCACTACCAGGTGGCGGAAACCGGATGACCGAGATCGCCAACGCCGACCGCGGCATGGTTCAGGCTGTCCTCGACAACCTGCGCGTGGCCGACGCCGAAGAGATGGCTGCCTGCGGCACCGACATGAACAGCCTGGCGCACATGCTGATGCGGCACAGTCAGTTCGCGTTCTGCGCCTGGGACTACGACTGCGGACCGATATCGGTATGGGGCGCGGTGCTGAAGCGGCCGGGCGTCTGCACCGCTTACGCCTTCGGGACTGACGAATGGCCGCGCGCCGTGTTACCAATGGTGCGGCAGATACGCGGCTTCATTATGCCGTATCTGGTCGAGGCTGGGGTACACCGCGTCGACGCGGTGGCGATGCTGAAGCGTAACGATGTCAAACGGTTCATGCGACTGCTCGGCGCCAAATCCGAGGGTGTGCTGACCGGCTACGGTACGGAGGGCGAAGCCTTCGTTTCATACAGGTGGCTATCGAATGAACATGGCGGTTACCGAGCTGCGGAAACCAAAGCGGACGGTGCGTACACCGCACATTGACGTCCGCATGGCGGACGCGGCCGACGCGGAAATGATGGCCGAATTCCTCGGCAACTTTTTCTATGTTTCGGATTGGTCGAAGTACCTGAAGTACCACAAAGAGAAGACCATAAAATACTTACAGAACGCGGTCGGCACCCAGTACGCGATGTATGTCCTGGCGATGGATGGAGCTGAGATGGTCGGTGTCTGCTCCTACCATGTGTTCGATGTGTTCTCGGAGCCGCTGGCGGTGATGGACGAGACCTACACTATACCAAAGTATCGACGGACAGACCTTGGTCGTAGGCTGGTCGCCACCGTGATCGAGCTGGCGCGCAACGACGGCTGCAAGGTCATCAACTTTCCGATCTGCTCTGGCATGAAGGAGCAGAACTCCCTCATGAACATGATGGGCCGGCACTTCGGCGCTGTGCCGGTCGGCATGATTTTCAGCAAGGTGCTGTGATGGGTGGCAAAGCCGGCGGATCGATCGGGATAGGTGGCGATGATTTCGCCACCAGATACCCGAACCTGGCCGCCAAGCGGGCGGAATTCCGCGGTCGGCTGCACGCCGGCCCGCTCGGGCAGATCCTTTCCAACATGGACCGGGCCATGGCGCCGCCCGCGGCAGCGCCAGCGCCGGATCCCGGCACGCCGGCGACCCCGGCGCAGTCCATGGGCGACAGCGACGCCGGCGCCATCGACGCCGTAGATCCGGCCGGACCAGGGCTCGGCGGGCCAGCACAGATCACGCAGGATCCTGGCGGCACGTCGGCTCCGCCGGCCATGCCGACCGGCGATATGATGGCGCAAACGGTCATGCCGACGATGTGGACCGACCAAATGAAGCGGCCGAAGGCGCCGGACGACGGCAGTCTGAATGTAACGGGACAGGTGTAGTCATGGGTGGCAAGGGCGGCGGCCGCAACAACTACTACGAACCACCCCCGAACACGTCGGGCAACGCGACGCTGGAGGAAGCGGAGAGAACGCTCGCCGCCAAACAGCCGCTCGACATGACGGGCTATCAATCGAACATCAACGTTAAGAAGGCCGCCAACGACGCCACGGCCAAGCCGCCGGCGGTGGCGGACAAACCGCCTGCCGAGCAGACGCCGGTCGAAGGTGTGTCCGGCACGGAAACCACCACCGACGCAGATACCGGCGCCCTGGCCGGGCGCGCCGTGTTGCAGCCGCCGGGGTTTTGGTCCGGCTACGGGACCGCGCCAAGCTCGCTGTTCCCGAACAACACCGATCCGACGACAACAACGGCACAAGTGTGAGGTGACGCTATGGGTGGCAAAGGCGGCGGAGCATCAAACAACCAAGCGGTGCAGCTCCAGATGCAGCAGGCGCAGGAGGCCCGCGATCGAGAGAACGCGCGCCAGGCCCGGCTCAATCAGGGTAAGAGCGCGATCGATAACATCTTCGGCGCCGCCAACTTCGGCGACGCCTTCTACAACAAGTACCGGGATGCCGGGCTGAACTACACGATGCCGCAGTTGGAAAGTCAGTACGCCGACGCCAAGCGGACATCGGAAGCGGATCTCGCCAGGGCGGGACTGTTGCGCTCGGGCGCCGCGGGCTTTGTGCAGAACAAGCTCACCGAACAGCAGGGCGTCAACGAGGCTGCGCTGAAGGCGAAGGCCGACACCGACACGGCCGAGCTGCGGAAGAGCATCGCCGCCCAGCAGCAGCAGGCCTACAACCAGCTCTACGCAACCGAGGATCCGACGGTCGCCGCCAACACGGCGGCCAGCTCGGCCGCCAACGCGCAGCTGGCGCAGCCGCAGCAAACCGCGCTCGGCGACATGTTCAAGCCGATCGCCATTGGCCTGGGCAGCGCCATCACGCCGGTGCTGGGCCAGGCCGAAGCCAACCGGGCACTGTCGAGCGGCAGGACCGGCCGCGAGCAGGGTTCGCAGACCAACACAGCGTAAAGTGAAACAAGATGTGCGACCCGATTTCGATCATTGGTCTGGGCTTTTCGATCGGCTCGCAGATCATGAGCATGCAGGCGCAAAACGACATTGCGAACCAGCAGCAGTCTGCCAATGACCAGTGGGTGGCGTACCAACGCCGGCAGTCGCAGGATTATCTGCAACGCGACGAGAACCTGCGCCGCAATGCCGAAGCTGCGCGCAGTGGCTCGCTTGAGGAACTGAGCGCGACCAAGCAGACCGAAGCGCAGGAGAACGAAGCGGCCAGGCTGACCGACGAGCTGACCTCGGAGCAGCTCGCCAACCAGGCCGAGGGTGATCCCAACGCACTCGCGTCGGCGATGTTCTCGGGTCAGCAGAACGGATCCGAATACTCCAAGACCGCGATCCAGGGCCACATCCAGCAGGCCGCGATCGAGGCGCGCAAGCGCATCGCCGCGCTGGCCGAGGTGCAGTCATACGGCGGCTCGCAGTTCGGCCTGACCAACCGCGCGAATACGATTTTCAATACGGCAGGCCAGGACATCCGCCTGGCCGGCAATGAACGCGCCGGCATCCTGTCCGCGCACAACGTCGCCAAGGCGGTCGAGCCGATCAAGATCACGCAGGGCGGCGGCGGCAGCGCCTGGGGCGGCCTGGCGCAAGCCGGCGCCAAGATCGCCGGCGAGGGCCTCGGCAGCCAGATGGCATCCACCATGCGGAGTAGCACCTAATGGGCTCAGAACTCGTACAGGATCCGTTCTGGGGCAACTTCCTCACCAACCTGACCAGCGGGATCCGGTCCGCGCCGAAGCAGGCGCTCGACCAGACCATGACGGTGGAGCAGATCTGGGCGCTGCGCGAGAAGCGCGCGCGCGACACCGAGATATGGGAAGCCGGTAAAAAGGCGGCCGGGCTCTATCCGACCGTGGTGCCGGAAGCCGTGGCGGAACCGAGCTTCCGCGAAGTTCCGTACCAGCCCGAGGGACCGGCCAACCCGAAGGACGTTCCGAAGCCGGACGAGAACCTGCCGCTCGGCGACGCATTCCTGCCGGCGACAACGATGCAGGAATCCTACATCGACCCGGCGGCACTGAAGGCCGCACAGGCCAAGCGCGACTTCACCATAGCCGGCGGCAAGGCCTCGATCCTGGGCGATCCGAAGCAATGGGCGCCGCAGATGGCATACGGCCAGGTGGCGGTCGGCGGCATGCCGGTGGATCCGCGTAAGCGCGCGGAGCTGCAATTCCTGACCACCGGAAGATTCCCAACCTCGGATGAAATGAAGCCGAGCGCCGGGCAGAATGTTGTGGTCGTCGACGCCAACGGCCAATCCACCGGCCGCGGTGCCGTGACCTACGACCGCAAGACTACCGCGGAAGGCGTGCCGCTGCGGTCGCTCTACGATCCCAACAGGGGCGAGCGGCTGATGGAAACCGGCCCCGCGCCGCTGGAGAAGCCGAACCCGATCGGCACGCCCGCCATAGCGCAGAAAAACTTCTACGAACTGGCCGAGCTGATCCAGGAAAAGCTCGCCCGCGGCGAGGCGATATCGAACCAGGAGCTGAACGCGGCGCGCGCCATGCGCGACGCCGGCTGGGCGCGCAAGGTTCAGTTCGGCAAAGACGAAATGACCGGAAAGCCGACCGTGACGCCGCACTACGACATCGTGCCGCCGGAAGCCGGCCCGGCTGCCAACCTGTTCGACCTGCTCGACGCCGTCGACAACGTGCCGCTGTCGCGGCCAGGCGCGGGCGCGCCGGCTGCGGCCGCTGCCGCGCCTGCTGCGGCCCCACCGGCTCCTGCCGGCGGTGATACACCGGCACCGATCGTGCCGCCGACCGGCGGGCGGTCATTGATCGGCACCTCGCAGACGTTCGGCACCGGCCCGGCCAAGCCGATCTTCGACGACTACAACAGCCACGCGCTGGTCAAGGCGATGGACCTGGCGCAGTCGGGCTATTCGTCGATGCTAGAAAGCATGCCGTTCGATAACGCGGCGGCCGACTTGGCGATCTTTATCGGCGCCGCCAAGGTGCTGGACCCGCCGTCGGTGGTGCGCGAGCAGGAAGGCAAGAACGTCTCCAAGACCGCCAGCCCGATAGATCAATTCTACGGCCAACTCAACCGGCTGCAAGGCGGCTCCGGCCTGACGCGGGAAACCCGCGCGCAGATCTGGAACATGGTCAACGAGAAACTGCGACGGGACATCGCGAACGCCGCGCCGTTGCGCGAGCAGGCTGCGGTGCAGATCAAGAACCGCGGCGGCAACCCGGAGGAGTGGCTGCCGAAGCTGCCATCGATATCTGAAATAAAGCGTGAGCTGATCAACAGCAAAGCGATCAACGCCAACGATCCATCAAAG